CTAGACTTTAAGAAGTTATTGATACGGGTGAATGAAGCTTTCTCAGAAGCTGTAAGCGAACGCCCATCTTTAACCTTCTTATTCAACTCTTCCATCCGCATTGTATCTTCATTCGTAAGGCTTGAGATATCAGGAAGACCTAGCATCTGGTTAGAGATACGGGTCATTGCTTCAACATCAATACCTAAGTCCTTAAGCATCTTACGTGATTCCATAAGTTCAGGTGTTGGTTCCTTACCCCTGTAACTCATTATGAGATCCATCTTATCAATCAAGAAGTCATTAAAGAATGCAGCTCGTATGTTGCGGTGCATCTGTGTCTGATCTTGTAAGAAGTTAGACTTAAAGAATGCGTCTGCAATATGCTTAGTCAGCTGGTTAGTTTCAACCATACCTGTTGTGGTTGCTGCCCCTGTCTCTTGGAGACTAAGGCCTACCCTCTGGACAATAGTCTCAGGGGATCCTGCAAACATCCTACGAGGATCTTTGACTGAACGTGCAACAGGTTCCTCTTTTGACTTAGCCTTATCCTTAAGCCCTAGTTTCTCAGCTGCACCAGATACCCTAGTGATTTCACCAAGGTTAGCTGCGTAAGACGCAAGGGCTTTACCAGCTTGGTAACCTGCAAGACCTATGTTATCAACAAGGACTTTACGTGGTACACCATGGAACAGTAGTCCAACCTCAGGGAAAGATGAGACAGCTGCCAGACCTAAGCCTTGCATTGCAGTAAGAAGAGTCAAATATTTCTGAGCTGTCTTTAAGTAGTAACTGTCTATACGTTTGTAGTTACCTGACTCAGCATTGATAAGATTACGTACATGGAATGCAGCCTCATTAAACTGAGACTTAGCTTCTGCCTGACGTTCAGTATCAGTACCTGCTTTAACCATAAGACCTCTGTATAGGTTACGGAAAGCCTGATCCATCACCTCACCATTACGACCAAGGAACTTCATATGAGTCTGATATCGTGAAGACATACGAGACACTTCCTCAACGTTATTGAAGAAGTCTTGCTCAAGGAACTCATCAAAGAGTGCATTGTCAGATAGTCCAAGTGTACGTGATTCATATTCAGATGGTGAGATACCACCCTCCATCACGTTAAACTCTTTGTTGTCATCTAAGACTGTATCATTGATGATGTTATCAGCTATCTTAGTTGCTTGGGTGTGTGACATACGATACTCTTTTGAAAGTAACTGAATGAACCTAGCCTTGTTAGCATCTATGTACTCACGCTTGAACCCCTTATGTCTGAACATAAAGTCTTGAAGGTTATGGATAAGACTCTTCTTGGCCTTTGCATTAACTTTATTAGTCTCTTCAAATACTCTGTTAAGCATTGCTTCGTACTTGATCAACGAACTTTCTAAGGCTTCCCTGTTCTTAAGATACTTTGGGTCTATCTTATCCCAGTTGATCTTAGACATAGCCTGACGTACACCCATAGTCTTCACACCTTTTCGGTTCTTACGACCTGTGATAGGCGCTAACACTTCTTTGTAGAAAGCATTGATCATATCAGATGCATAAGCTTGCTTAGCTGTGGAGCTACTCAGTGGGTCACTGTCAAACTTCTTATAGTTATCAACTGCTTTACCTGAAAGAGTTTCATGTGAGGCTTGCTTAACCCTCTGGTACTCTGCAAAGTTACTTCCGTGGAAGATACCATGCCTTGTGTAACCAAAGACACTTAATAATCTAGCAGCTTCAGAGTCAACCTCAGCCAGCTTAATCATTGCCCGTGATGCAGAAGACCTGAAGAAGTTCTGGGGGTTCTTTATGAATTCCCAGATATCTTTAGCTCCAAGGAATCCCTCGGGGTTATTATTCCTGTGGGAATTTGCAGCTGATTCCATCATGCTATCGTTAGATGGCTTACGGCTTCCGTCCGAGTTGTATGCAGATGTACTTTTATCTTTACTGGATAAAGCAGCTTGCTCAACACGAACATTTGCAGAAGACTGTAGATCATCAGCCCATTCATCATTAGAACGAACCTTACCCTGCCTCTTAAGTTCTTCTTCTTCGGCATAGTCAAACTTAGTGTTATACCTGTCAGCCTTAGATGGATCTAAATAGTCAGCGGTTGCACTCCAATCACCTACATCAAATGCAGTCTTGGGTACTGACAATGCACCACCCATGATACCTCCAGCAGCTATTGCGTTTATCATACGGTTCTCAACTTCATCGAAGTTCCACTCTTTATCAGAGCCAAGCACAGCAGCTGTGTACTGTGTCATTTCCTGAAGTAGTTCCGTACTACCTTCAAAGACAGCACCTCTTGAGAGCTGACCAGCAACCCTCTTAAATAAAGCACCCTTGACTACTTGATCTTGAGCAAACTTAAAACCATCTTTGGATAGTTTAGCAAGCTCTAGCTTAGCCATTGAAGCTATCTGCTTCTCAGCAGCAGCTTCTGTCATACCTTTGGCGGTAAGGTGCTTTATAAGTTCTGCCTTACCACTGCCAGTGAGGAACTGATTAGGACCTATGATACCTTTCAGGCCTAAGCGATCCGCAACCATCATCAGTGCACCAGCACCAATAGCAAGTGGTAAGTTCTTATCACTTATGTCACCTTCCATTTCATCTAAGACTAAGCCAGTGTACATCATACCTGTTGATGTTGCTCCTAGGGCACCTGCAGTTCCTACAGCAGCAGCTCCTGCACCTAATGCTCCAACCACAGGGGCAGCTGCCATACCTGCAATAGTCATTGTCATATATGGTAGTGAAGACCCGAAGATAGTTGCAAGGTAATCTGTTGATTCATTAAAGGAAGACCAATCAACCTGAGTTATATCTGATTGGAGCATAGGCATCTCTGCCATCTCCCTCTCAGCTGTGGCTACATCAGATGCAAAGTAAGTTGCAGCATCTTCAAACCCAGCTTCATCAGCCATCTTCCACATAACCTGATCAAAACCTTTGCCGATACCCATCCATGAGACATCCCAGCTTGCACTCATTGGAGAGTATGCCATGCCCTCAGGATCAGCCCCATCTATACGAGTACGGATACCCTTGTATAGGTCTGGGTTAGCTGCGTACTCTTGCATGTTAAAAGCCATAACCTTTTCGATAGGTATGCCACCAGAGTGTGCAGTCTCAGCAGAACGAAGTAACTTTGCAGCCTTCTCCCAATCTGATAACTTATCAAAGTTAAGGTCACGCATCTCACGTTGGTAGACACCACCCATATACACATCAGATCCATAGGGATCTGTAGTCTCTTTAGACTTACCCATGTATCCGGGGAGTGCCATACCAGATGCAAGCATCATGTCTGATAAAGCAACACCATCAGGATCATACAGTTCACCAAGTGAACGATCATGAGTGTCAAGCTCGTCACCTGCGGATACCTTTGTAAAACCATGTCTGTTGGCAAGATCCCAGATGTATTGTGTTGCCAGTTCACCACCAACTTCACCATGTTTAAAGCCAGCATCAGAACCTTCTGTTATGATTCTGCCAATCTCACGGGTATCAATGTTACCGACACGAACTCGTTGACCTGTCTTAAGGTTCTTAGCTGTATCGCCATCAATCAAGGCCCAATCGGAATCCCCAAGCCTATAGGAAGGTGCTTGAGATGATCCTTCCTCATCTCCAGTTTTGTAATCTTCAAAAACAGAAGACAAGGCCTCCATCGTATCATCTCTAAGCATATTTTATTCCTTCTTATTGATTGGTGGTATAAGTCCAAGATCTCTGTATACATTTATATTAAGACTCTCATAACTACTATGCTGTCTGCCCGGATCTGTAACAGATGTAAGCCACATGATGAAAGGTGAGGACTTGTTGGAGTCCTTAGCCTGTTTCTTCCAGAAGTCCATGTGGTTCGGGGGTATTGCATTGAAGCTCTTGTTAAGTTGTATGAGGATGTCAGCTTTGGTAGCTTCAGTTTTCATAGAATAAGTGAACTCTTCCTTCTGATCATCTGTAAGATCTGGTGAAGCTTTGACTACATCTATATAACCTTTCTGAACTTGATGAACCTTAGTAAGTTTCTCTGATAGTGTATTCATTGAATCTGAACCAACCACCTTACCTTCTGAATGATAGACAGACTTAGGTACTTGTGTCTTACCTGAGGTTATCATTGCCCGATCTAAGTGTCCCATCAATGAAGCTACTTTAACTTCCTCACCATCAGCAACAGCTGAGGAGTACGACTCCATAGCTCGTCTGAGCATTGGAATACTCTTCTCAAGTCCATCAATGCCATAGGAGTCAGTGTACGAATCAACCATCTGTTGTGACAGACCAGCTTCTTGGAACATCTGAGTAACTTTAGCAACGTTGTTCTCGTCATACATGCCATTACCATCAGCATCCTTAGTCTGAGATCTCAAGTTATTTAATACCTGATCTTGGATCTTATTGACACTGTCTGTTGCATCTAGCTTACGAGTCTGACGATCCTTCTCACCTGTAGCAGCAGGTCTCCATCCTGTCTTGGAGACATCGATAGTGCCTAGCTTTGGGTGGTTCAGGAACTTACCGTTCTTAGATGCGTACACCTTCTGGAACTTACCATACTGATCAACATAGTTAACAGTCTTAGACATATCAATATCATTATTCTCAGCAGACTTAGTAGCAGCTTCAGCTGAAAGGGCATCTGCATCAGCTTGGTTATCCCAACCTTTAATAAGAACACCACCAGCAGCCATACCTGAACCACTAGCGGAGTAACCCATAAGACGAGAACCCATGTAGTATACAAATGCATTCCTGATAGCAGTGTCATCCCATAAGCTACCTAATCCTTTAGCCGCAAGGGACATAGCCTTATTAAGTGTCTCTCCATTAAAGAAACTATTTAGACCCTTATCACCAGTTTTCTTAAGTAATTCAATTGTTTCCTCATCTAAAGATCCAAGCTGTGGCGTTAACTTACTAGGGTCCATTCCTTTAGTCATACTGATAAGAGCAGCAGCCTCTTTGTCTTGTTGTACTTTATTAGATTTATCTATTAGATCTATATCTGTAAGCTTGTTTACAAGAGCATCTTTTCTGTCTAACCAACCTGAAGCTTTTAGTTTCTGTTGAGTAAGTTCTGGATTTCCAGCTACATAGAATTCTTGAATCTTCAAATCAAGTAGAGTTTGAACTTCTGCAAGCTCTTCCTCAACCTCACTCCTGTAATCTGTAAGGTGATCTTTGGTTGGTGTATCATTAATTGCAGATAACTCCGCTTTAGCTTGGTTTATAAGTGAGGCACTTGCACCAGACTCTATTAATACATTGAGCTTCTCTTCAGCTAGACCAACCTCTTTTATTTTAGAGTTAGAATCTATTGCTGTCCTAGACATTATATCAGATTCAACAGACATAGTGCTTGAGGTCCAACCTTCTGGCCTGTTCTCATCAAGCCATACCTGACCATCTTCACCTTCAAACTCACCAACGTTAAGTGATTCACTGTGAAACAGAGCCTCTGCTCCAGCAGCAGGTGCTCCAAGCACAGAACCCAAGCTTATCTTAGGTGTCTTCCAAGGTAACTCCCACTTAGGTGGTGCACCGATACGTGCCTGTGCAGTTGAGCCAGTACCTGCACTAGCATTGTTTAAGCTTGGCACAACCTTACGACCAGTGGATTCAACAACAGGTACTGGTTGTTTACCTCGAGGAATTGATTGACCTTGATTTCCAAGTCTCCAGTTAACCTTACCAGCATTCTTAGTTGTCTGTTCCACCATACCTGCAGCATTAGTAGGTCTTGCACTAGTCCTTGGTATTGCAGGTTTCTCATCTAAAGCAGGTACTGTGGGTGTGTCAGGTTTAAGGTTTTTATTAGCTGCATCTGCTGCCCAACGGGTCAGTTTATTATCGTTAGGTGTGTCAGGTTTTAAATCAGTATTACCACCGAAAGTATTTAACCATCTCTCCAATGCGTTCATTACTTACCTCCAAATCCTTTGACACCCGTTAGCTGATCTACAGCTGACTGAGGTGTGGCATTAGCGCCTTTACCACCAGCAGGTGCTTTATAAGCTGGGTTCTGTGTGGGAAGTCCAATAGCATTTCCATTACCAGAAGTAACAGGTCTTCCAAACTGATCCATTAAGATGTTGTTCTGTGGTTGAGCAGGTATCCCAGCTGGCTCTCTGCCAAAAGGTGCTGCAAAGGCTTGACTGAATTCTTCAGCATGTTGTGGTAATGTGTTGTCAACATAACTGTACGCATTCATTCGACCACTCTCAGGCACATATGTCCTAGGTTCATTTAATAAAGTTTCAATCTCAGCAAACTGTGCTGGACCAGTGTCAAGTGGTTCTTTAGTTACAGTACCAGCAAGAGGGTACATTGGTTTAGGTTTTACTTGCATTTCCACACCCGGACTATAACTGTCGACAGGTATCACCTTGTCTTCAACTAGTTGTTGTTGATGTGGTACAAGATTATCAGTCATATTGGGTAGATCATTTAAGTTTCTAAACTCTTTAAAATAAGCCTGAGCTTCTGGTGTTGCCATTTCATTCTCCGCTTTAGGTACAGTAGTCCCTTGTTCGGGTACTGGAATTTCTTGTGTTTTTATTGATGGTACTTTTTGTTGTGGCATTTCACCAGTGGATAACAGCTCATCCATAAAACCTTGTACAGAATCGAAAGCATCACCAAAGAAGTTTGACTCTGTCGTCTTATCTTTTGCCCTCTGATCATAGATTTCTTTACTACGGTCTTGCATCTGTTGTATAATCTGAGGATCTGCTGATCTCTTTAAAGCCGCAGCTCTCCAATCAAACCTTGGAATAAGACCCCTGTTAACACCATTGAAACCCTTAGCTTTGTTATATTCACTATGGTTAATGTGTTCAGCAGCAGCCTTATCAAACTCTCCATTGTTCACGTGAGTAACCCATTTCTGAGGAGTAACAACACCATCCTTAGTGTTAGTCAAGTCACCACGATAGGCAGAATCAACAAGTGCAAGTTGCACCTGAGGGTGTAGGTTTGCGTAGTTAGGTACAAGCTTCTTAGCCTGATCGGTCTTCTCTGTCATAGCCCTAAGTGGGGAAGCATCAGCTACATAATTACCTGTAAGGCCTACGCCTGTGGTTAAAATACCTGACCCATCTAAATAGAAGTTTGGATTGTAAGCCTCTTCACCAGAAAGATGAGAGAGTAACCCTTGGTATTCTTCTGTAACATCAGTATAAATTTCAGCTGTTTTTAACTTTGCAGCATTGCCCCTTAATGTACCACTCGGATCTAGAATTGGAACCTTACCTGCAGTTTCCATAGTATCAAGTGCTGCTTTATTGGATGCCCAAGTGTCTTTAGTAGCTTTAACTTTATCTTTACCAAACGTGTCATCAAGCCTAGTTTGAAGATCTTTAATTTGTGTAGCAGTTGCCATTGTATACTCCTTACTTTCCTGAGTTAGCTGCTAACATCATTCCACCAAGTACCAGTGGAGCAAACGGACCTGCTGCCAGCGCCATTGGAGCTGCTGCTGCTGCTGCACCTGTACCTGCTGCCACTGTACCTGCTGCTGCTGTAGGAGCTGCAAACGCACCTGCACCTGCGGCTATCTCTGCAGCAGTAGCCCCTGTGGCTGCTAAGGTTGGAGCTGCGGCAGTAACTCCAGTGCCCATACCATTAAGCATTGCAGCGTCAGTGAACACACCTACACTCTCAGTTACAGGTATTGCACTTGGAGCTACTGATGGACCTGTAAGCGCACTCCATGCATCTTTAGCACCTTGCTTACCTAAATCTAATGCGCCCTTAGCAACAGAACCTACTGCGTCTGAACTCATAGCTTTCTGCATAACTGTAGGTGCAATCGTTTCCATAAGTCCGGGTTTATCTTGCATAGCTACGTTAGGTGCTTGAATCCCCTGAATCTGTGGTTGTTGTTGTTGTGTCATCTGAGGGGCAAAGGGATTAAATCCAGCCATTACTTACCTCCAGTTTTATTAGTTGTTTGTTCCTTAGGTGCAATGCCAGAGAACAAACCAATCTGTTGTGCAAGAGCTGTGTATGGTGCATCAGCAAGTGCTTGGTTCTGTGCCTGTTGTGCCTGACCAATCATACCCATTGTCTGTGCACCCTGACCTTGAACACCCAGAGCAGCATTAAGGTTAGCCATTTGATTCTGCTGAGCTTGTTGATCAATACCAGCAAATGAAGCAGCTAGGTTATTCTCAATACCACTCTGATTCAAAGACTGACGAGCGCCACCAAGACCACCACGTTGTCCAGCCATACCTTGAGAAGTCCCTAAAGCACCTTTTGCATCTAATAGGGATTGTGCCCTCATACCTGAGAGATCCACAGGTTGGTTGGCAATGTCCATCATGTTGGTGGCAATACCTGTCTGGTTATTAGCTGCTGCTAATCCAGCTTTCTGTGCATCTAGTCCTGTTTGGGTAAACCCTGCGACTTGACCTAGCTGACCAGAGTCATACATACCCTTGGCATCTGCCATCATACCACTGATCTGTGGCTTGTACTCTTGGGCAAAGCCAGAGGTAGTCGTCTGAGTTGATGGGCCTCCACCACCGCATTGTGCAATATCTTCTTCAGCATGGTAGGTGATATCACCATGAGAAAGTACTTCTCCTGTAGACATGTCAAATGTCATGCCATCATAAATCTTTACTAGTTTAGACATCAAAGGTCTCCTTTAAACTCTTTCTCATTGTTGTGTATCGTTCTTTCCAACCAGCTTTCTCAAGTGGTTTTAGTAGGCCTCTTCGACCTGTAAATTCTAAACAGTCAATCTGAGGGAACTTACTCATCTGTGTAGCAAACTCAGTGGTCCATTCTGTCATCTTATCATTGGTCTTACCGCCAAGAGTTATTATGTGGAGTGACACAAAGTTGTTGTACTGTATTAGTCTTGTAGTTCCAATCGCAACAAACTCACCATCATCAAAGACCTCCCATACATGGAAGTTCTGAGGATCTGATACAGCTCCTTGGATTATCTGTTGTGTAGTCCATTCACCTGAGCTGTGCACTAATGCAGACTCTATGTATGGCTTTAGATCGTTGTACTTTATAAGTATGTCTTCACCCACTACTTGTGTGATTTCAATTGACATGTCTGGTTAGTCCTCTAGTTTGTCTACCCTTGTACAGAGTATTGTGTGGTACGGTATACTGTTCCATCTGCATTATATGTAGTCCCTGCGTATGGTGTGTCAATTGTAATAGTGTTTATCTCAGGCATAACAGAGCCATCTATAGCATGATATAAAGTGTACTTATCATCATCAGTGTAAACACCTGTGGCTACGATAGTAAAGTCTTCAACCTTATTTAAAGTATTACCAAAGTCGTAGGCTTTACCTGACATAGCTCCAGTGCTTTTAACCACACGTAAACTATACACTTCATGGTCTTCACTGAAAATACTAGGTCTGTCTTGTCTTGCATAAACAAAGCGATATACATCTTCACTTTCCTTAGCTGCAGTTAACGGTAGCCCTACATCCACACCTACTTCAGAAACTAACTCTGAGTATTCTAAAGGATGTTTAAACCTATGGTACTCCGAACGTCTTACCTCACCATTAGTTGTAGCAAGTATAGTGCCTACTTCAAAAGTCATAAGTCATACCCCTCTGCTTCTATAGCATCCACAAGATCTGAAGTATTGTAACCTGAAGGTAAAGACACAACTACTTTATTTATGGTAGTGTTCTTGTAACCCTCGTTAACTCCTATAACTTCGTCAACTACAATCACTTTAAGTGTGACTGTAGTACCCTCGGGACTATCCACCTCTTGCATAACTTCATAAGTTGTACTAATCATAATAAGATGCCTTGCTTATAAGAACACTGTTAGCTTCACCCTGATTACGTGCAGCATCACTGAATGGGAAATGTTGTACTGCGCCAACAACTGGATTTCCATTTAAGTATCCTAGCCCAAGAAATGAACCACTAACCTGAGCTTGCCATATATGACCTGCCATATATACAGACCAATTAGATTGAAAAGTATTGTTAGCGGATATACGAAAGGCAGACCTGTAGAAGCACCACCAGATATCGTAACGACTCCATGTGTAGTACGACCAGTTATTAAAACCGCTTTCCTCTCTGCCGAGTTCGTGCTCATTACAAGCAGAAGCTAAAGAAGGACAATAGTAAATTTGATCACTTGCAGTTGTGTTTGCCCCAGTTGTGTACGAGTTTGGTGTAGCATTCACATTAAGATATGGTGCAGTCCCTGACCCTAAAGATCCAGAATTAGGACTTGAAGGGGGCAATGCATTAGCAGCACCAATGATACGTAATGGTTTACGTCTTGAATCAAAAGTAACTTGCCCTGAACTGTTAAATGTTTGCAACCCGTACGTATCACTTACTGTACTGTTTGTCTGATCCATAGTTGAGAATGCATATATAGTAGGGCCAGTTCCATGATTTGAAGACTGTAAGATCCAGACCTTCCAAGTGTTAGTGTCATATTTCCATACACGAATTACACTGGAATACCTAGCACTAGTTCCTGTGTTTGTAGGTTTAATGAAACACATCGGAGGTTTAGTTGAGGATGGTAATGTTATAGAATAAACAAAGACACGTCCGGGGGTTTGATTAGAATCTATTGTGTTAGGTGAATCCCAGTTGTCCTCACCACCTAAATCGCTTAGGTAAGTATGGTTATGGCTAGAAACTGAGCTGTACTTACCAATAAAATGATAACTAAATAAATCAGAATCTATCAATACTTGACCACTATCATTAGTTATTTTTAATCCGTAGGCCATAGGTTATCTCCCAAAGACTTGAAATGTAGTGGCTTGTGTCTGTGTAGAAGACGGTCTTGTTGCAGTAAGAGTTGTACCAGATAGTACGTAAGTGTGTACATATGCCCTGTCAGTATTGTTATCGTCACTCACCATCTGCCGTATGACTACCCTTTCGTTCATAGACGTAACACCAGTGAAGGTTGCATTGCTATTCTGAGGGGCAGTGTAGACACCTATAAGATTCCATGAGACAGACGTTGAGTCATATATAATATTACTTGAGCTGTCTAAAAGCTTTATACCATGTGCCATTACAGAAGACCTATGTTAACTCGTAGAGTCCCACTATTATAAACCTTGATGTTTGTATTACTTATCTCAATTCTACTTGTCCCAGTACCTGTAGTTACCATGTTAGCAGTAATAGCACCTGTAGCTATCTGACTTGCAGTGATAGAGTTAGCTTGTATCCTATCTGCAGCAAGAGTCCCTGATACCACCAAAGAACCATCTATAAGTTCACCAGCGGATACCCAAGTGCTTACGCCACTGCTCAGAGTAAACTTACCTGACAGTGTAGCGTTATCATACTTGATCACACACACAGTACCATAGCCTAACTCTTTTTGATTAGAGTAAGGTCTACCTGTAAAAGATTGAGCTGCAGTTACAACATCAGCAATCCATACGGAGTCATTTAGAGTAGGTGCATTATGGCCTGTCTTAACATATCTAATTAACGTAACACCATTGTCCATTGCTTGTACTGGGTATAGCTCCCAAGGACCCACCTTACCATCAATAGTAAAGCGATCAGCAAGCCAAGTTGTATTTGTTGTTGCACCACCAAGGGTCCAAGTGACACCCTCCACAGGGCTGCTAGGAGTCCCCATGTCTGCACGAAGACCTATGTCTTCAGAACGATACCTTGTCAACGCTGATGGTGTAGATGTTATGTCAAACCATTCGTAGTCTGTGGGGTCTGTTGTTGCAGTTAGGCTCCCCCACCATAGGCCTCTCCAAGCCTTAAGGGATCCATTAGGATTCAATGGGTCAGAACTAAAGTTAGTCACTTGAGATTGAACTGTAGGTGGGTTAGTTGTGACAGCATCTGCATACCTAACATGTAGGACCGATGCGTCTATAGACCATGTGCCACTTGAAAACAACCACAAGTTATTTGTAGTTGCATTGTAGTGTGTGTCACCTTCTGTGAAAGAACCAGCTACTGGGTCTATGCTAGAAAGATAGTTGCTTTCTTTACTAGAAGGCTTACGTTCTAAAGCTTTTAACCTTCTCTGTAATTCTGTTTCACTTATGTTAGCCATATACTACCTCTTACCTTGACCCTTTATACCAAACTGGAGGGTTGTTAACTTAGGGTTATTTGTACCGTTCATTGTAACCCTTAAGTTCATGAACCTTCCCGACTCTCGTACGTTTACCTTATGAGCACTTGCAGGATCAAAGGTTTTATCATTAGAGTTAAAGCTTGTGTTTAGATCAGACTCTGTCATCTTTGTACTAGAACCTACAAGAGAAATCTTAAGTGACCCTTTAGATTCTGGGTACATTGTTGCAATGTCTTTGAATATACTTGTGTTTTCCATAGAGTCTTCAATTCTTGTAAAGAACCCTGAGGTTATTAACACAGTGTTAGATAAAGAGTGTATACCTGATGTACCCTTAGCTGCATAGATTTGTAAAGAACCATTTAACTCTGCTTCCCACATATCTGAAATGTTAGGTAGCGTTCGTATGTGTACCTTCTGGTCACTGTAGTTAAATACAAAAGCCTTGTTACAACCAAAACCTGTAGTCCCTTTCTCTCTGAAACAGAACCACACTTCTTTATCTCTGGTCTGTTGGAATACAAAGGACCTTTCTTTATCTGAAGAGCTTACCAAGTTGAACATAGTTTCTTGGAATAAACCTTTTGCAATGTCTTGTCTTGAAGACTGACCATCGTGAAGATACACACCATAGTTACCTACAACCAAGTGTTGTGAGTCACCTATGTTTGCAAAGCATCTTGTTGAGTACAGGCCATCGTCTTCAAATATAGAATCAAATCGTAGTATAAAGTTATCACCTGTTTCAGATACCCTGACAACAGAGTCAGACTTGTAAGCAATAAAGAACTCACCCAGCTGACCACCATCAAGTATCCTTCCGGGGGTCTGTGTTAAGAATGCATCACCAGCTGTATTTACAGTTGATGCTTGCCACGTTACACCAGCTAAAGAATCTATTGTTGTTATGTGAGAAGACCATGCGAAGTCTACGGGATATGATTCATCATCTGCAAGGCTAGCTGTATTCTTATCATCAAAGAAACTCATAGCTACCAGACGGTTTTTATAAGGTCTCATTATACGAGAGTACTGTGTACCAGCCATAGCTGACCAATTTGGTAGGTCAACTAAGTTACCTGCTGTTGTTGCATCTGCAGATATATATTGTGGATTACCAGTTCCAGGATTACATATTAGTATCCCATTAAACACAAATAATTGTGGTGGGTACTGGTAGTCTATCTCAAAGTTAGCCCCTGAAGTTGCATTGGTTATCTCTGCATGAACAGATGTGCTGGTGTTGTATACAAACACACGACCCTTAGTACCTGTTGAAGACGCTTTGTCTTTTAGTACATAAGCAATGTTTAAGAAAGAAGAACCTGCTGGGGTCCATTGGGTAACAGACATTACTTCACCAGCAGAGTACCCTGATGGAAGTCCTATAGAAGCCACAAAGGCATTTACACCTTGGACAGATCCATCCTTAACTCTAATGTTTAGGCAGTCATTCCAAGCCCCTTGTGGGAGAGCATGTGCAGGTACATCTGTGATTAGACCCACAGCTGAGAAATCAATCTCTGGTGTTATTTGAAATGGCATATTGCCTCCTGTTTATTATGAGTCTCTTAACATGAATGCTGCACCTGTGACTAGACAGGCTATAAGTAATCTTATAAACCACTCATTTGCTCCACTGGATTTAGATACGACTGCTAGCTTAACAGCGTGTGTGTCAATAGCTTCACTATGTTTATTTAAACGTTTATCTTGTATGTTATTGTGAAAGAGAAGACCGTCAATCTTAGTGTCTATCTCTACAAGTTTTATCATAGCTTCTGCCAGCTTATCTAGTTTAGCTTCAAGCCTATCAAATCGTGCATCCATCAAGTCAAACTCCTTGTATTGTAGGTCACTTAAGTTTAATCCCACCTAACTTACCTGATACTAATTTTGTAAGTAAACCACGCATACCAAACTTAACTACGTACACACCAATAACTAAGTATTGATACCAATCAGGCATTGAAGCAAAGGACTCAAATGCCGCTGTAACTTCTGCTTGATAACCTATAAATGATGCTGCAATAGGTACTAGTAGTAGTGCAATCATTACTTCATCGAGCAATGACTTGTCCATCTGTTGCATAGCCACCAGATCTAAATTAAAGTCTTGTGTCTGTCCATCATCAGCCAGCTTGTTAGCTGCCCTAGCACCTGCTGTTTTAACATCAGCATCTGCTTGTATTCCTACAATGGCTGCTGCTGACTTAGCTTTAGCTACTTGGTTCTTACCTTCTAAGTATGTCTTACCAATACTCGCAATGGGGTTTAAGAAACTTAAGAAACTCATAGTTAATCCTTTAGTTCAAAGTGAGGCATGTCTTGCCATGATTTCCACAGGCCACCCCACTTAAGTTCATAGCCCAATTGAGCTGATGCCTGTAGCATTGCTGTAGCTACTAAGGCTAAATGTAGTTTGTCCCATGATGCTTTACCATCAACGTAAGCATACACATCAAGTGCTTTACCTGATTGGTGGTATGACTTACCATTGACTCCGTCTGCTTTTGATACTCCATCTGCAAATAGCTTGGCTTGATCTTCTGTTGTGCGAAGTCCACCAGTAGATGGAATGCCAAAGTCAATGTTAGACAGTTTAATAGCTACCTCTGCTATATCAATAAGACGGTTATCAATTCCCTTCATATTGTTAATACTGTTATTGCTTAGTTTAAAGCTCATGTTATAAGTTACCTTTTATGTAAATTAATAAGCCAACAAATACTCCTAAGAAAAGGACAGTTAATAGTGTTACTAGAAAACCTGTTTCTACATTACTCTTTATCTTTTTGTTTCTTACTATTTGTCTTGCTGCTTCTGCTTTCTGCTTCTTAAAAAACTCATCTCTGAATTGGCAGTACTTGTAGTAGCCCATAATGCCTTGTTTGTTTAGCATCCATTCCAATTCTTTCTCTTGCCTTTCTATCGCTTGCTTTGCTTGGTAAGCTGCTAGTACATCTCCTGTACCCATCTTAGCTTTCTGCTGGATAGATTGACTTGCACCAAAGTAATTAGTTAAAGCTGACCCAGCATCTGCAATCTCTTTACCATTAGAAAGAGTCTGTTTAATAACCGAAAAGGCTGCATTCGCAATGGCTAGTTCAGCTAACATATCCATACCCTCCGTGTGTATTCTTGGGGAATCCCATAAGGCTCCCTAGATGGTTGCACTACGAGGTACTCTGCATTTACTGTGTGAGTTGTTGGTTCAATTAATGGCCTCTGACCTTCAGGTGCAAGGGTAGGAGCTACGTGTATTGGATATAACTCTAATGGGCTAGACCACATCAGATAGACCGCATATCTTTAACACAGAAAGCTGTTGTAGTTTTCTCTGCTTCTACATTGACCACTGCAAGTCCTACCATAGGGCTGACCACAGGCTCATAGCCTCCTATTGTACCTACACGTAATAACTCTTTTCTACAGTTATCTAGTGTGCTGTAGCTGGACATTATCAGGGGTACTTGGGGTTCACCACTGGCTAACATTGTGGCTAATACGATGGCCCACATCACCATTTCACCTTATCTGCCCAGTAAGCTGCTGAAGTTTTACCTTTGGCAATGTTCTTACCATGACGGGCTTTAAATGATTTACGTTTAGCTTTCATAGCATCTGATTCACCTGACTTAGGTGCTCCTGCTGTGGAAGCTCCTTTCTCCCCGAACCTAATCATCCGATCCTTGCCACCCTCTTTGATAAGGACAGCATGGGATTTCGTAGGATGGTTCGGAGTACGCTTAGGCTTGTTGTAGCCAGCAAAGGTTTCACCTCGGTAGGTTATGCTCATTCTACTCTCCTATTCTGGGCTTGCTGCTGCTGCTGCTTCATTACGCTGCGCTGCTGTCTGCACATTAGCTGCTAATACCACAGCATCTTTATCTGCTGGTATCGTTGTAATGTCAGGGTCTGCTGTCATACGAGCCACTTCTATGCCATAAATTTCATCAATAGCAACAGCACATCGGTTGTGTACTGCGTTCTCTGCCCACTCTTGCGGTGATGCGGCAACGTAGGCTAGACCCTTTTCTTGTGCTGCTGTAAGTGTAATTGTAATGTTCATTAGTTTTTCCTTTGTTATCCGATTAAGTGTATTGACAACGCAGAGTGTATATCCGCATGAGCAGTCTTATTCGCCCCGTTCTGAGCGCAGATTATAGATATATAGTCATTTGCAGCACAGGTCATAATTATAGTAGCGGCTTGGTTGTTCCACTGGCCACTTCCAGAAGCGTTTGAGTCATAGGTTTGAGTAAAGGCAACACCATTCAGCATTAAATAGAATCCAGAAGCACCAGCTTCTGACATAGTGTGGAATCCGACATGGTAGGTTCCTGCAACTGGGACTGTAAATCTACCATTGCTAGTATTGTGTGTTATGCCACCCTTGTTCGTGTACTTGGTTACTCCCGTTGTGGCAAAATAGGAGTCACCTACATTAAAGACTAATTGACCGCCACTGCGTCTAATGCTAAGTGCTGGCTGGTTAGGTATGGTGGCTATGCCAGCATTATTAATAGTCATAGCATCAATCCAGCTAATCGGTGCGTCTGCTGTACCGCTTGGGGCTACTCTCCAATTATGCTGCCCATCATATTGTTGGTATTGGGACGCGTAGTCAGAATTAACATATTCCCAGCGGGAATTAACTGAGTCCACGTATGCGTTGCCGTTCAACGAAACAAAACTGTTATCATTTGAGCCAATAACGCATCCTGCTGCGCCAATTTGCATTGCTGGGTAAGTACTAAGCCAAGCCTCTGGCGTTACACCAATACCCACGTTGCCTGTAAACACTGGGCTAGCAATGGGAGCCTTAGCAGCTAACGATAAATCTCTTGCCTTGGTCATTCTACTCTCCCCCTGCTGCGATTAGAGCCTCTATGTGTGTTTCATAAGCCTCTACTAGAGCAGAGGTATGAACTGCTGCACAGATAGCTTGAACATCTGCGCCCTCACTTGAGTAGTCGTCACCTGCATTTATGATGTGTCTGTGAAAGCCAGAGGATAGTTCAACACCATCTTCCATAATTACTGTCTTGGTGCGTACTTGAACATCCTTAAACTCGCCTAAGATTTCAATCTTGTCTTGTGTGATTACTTTGGTTAATGCCATGTTATTTCTCCACTAACGAATCCACGCTAGATAATTTATTAAGGTGTAAAATATGTCATTGTAAAACGCATATTTGTCCCTGCGTTTAAACTGCCTGTTTGTTCCCAGTTCCATCCAGCATCATGGCTAGAAGTTAAAAATCCCAGCCTAGTTGAATCGTATATGCCAACACCAATATGCTCTGTTCGGGCGTTATCCCACGTTGATGCAAGAAGGGAGCAAGCACCACGTTTACCATTAACATCAATAGAGCTAAATGGAATACCCGCTATTGCTAAAGTGCCTCCACCAACTGAAACAGAGTTAACTTGCATATAGCAGCAAATAGTTACAGCCCTACCAATTTTGGTATAAGTCCCTGCATGAGCAAAACTTCCCGTTGGTGATGTGCTGTTTACGCTTATAAATACTGGCGTCCAAGTACCTTCTTCATAATCGTCCAACAGTTCAGAGGTCGTTGATGCACCTGTGGCACTACTGTCAGCATTAGAAGAGAAGTCTATCCCTTTGCCGTTAGTGCCTATGACTAGATTGCCTGACGTTCTAATGTCGCCTGTTACATCAAGTGGCTTGGCTGGCGAGGCAGTGCCAATACCCACATTACCTGTATCTCTCGCTAACGTCATCATGTGCGTAGCATTGTTGCTATTGACTCTTGATATATTAAGATGGCCAGTGGATTGGCTGAGTCCCATGTCAATACCAAATGAAGTAGCGTTACCTTGCCTAATTTGAAGAGCAGTACCACCACTGGCTTGGTTAGGTGAATTAATAGCTAAAGAACCAGTCATCGTGCCACCAGCTAAGGGTAGCTTAGCAGCTAATAATGTATTAGCATCAACCTTTGAATATGTATCTGCAACAGTAAAGGTCTTATGAGACACAACAGTTACTTCATCATTTAATGCAAGAGCTACTAAGAATGTAACACTATTACCATTGCTGGCTGTATAGTCTGTTACATCTGTTAATAAAATACCATTGACTGTAACTTCTACAGAGGTAGGAGTGTAGCTCAATCCTGTCTTTACTGTCTGTCCTGCTGTGGCAAGGAAGGAAATCTTTTCTTGTGCCTTGCGTACTAGTTTTGAACTTCTACCTATGTAGCTCATTTGTTATTCTCCTGCTGGCATCAAAGCCTTTAGTGCTGCTGCATCACTGGCTGCATCCATTGATACTTGCAACGCTGCATCGTTGGTACGGATAACTGCCCTAGCTTCTTCGGCTGCTGTAGCTTCGGCAGGGATTGTTGCCTTAATATCTAGTGGTGCAAAGGCTGCATTGCGTGAAACTCTACGAGCATCGTGTGCGATTACCTTTGCCTTGGTCATGTTGATTGTAATGCTCATTTCCTATACTCCTGCTAATTTGAAACCAGAAAATCTTGTTTGTGTGGCCGCTACAAAGGTGGGTTGCCCTCTATTTTGGCGAACAAAAATCTCAAAGTAATCTGTCGTGTTTGCTTCTACTAATACGCTAAGATTTATAACACCAGTACCACTAGTGCTGTCATATTGGTCAACATTTAGTAATAGCTCACTGCCATTTTTCATTATTCTTGCTCTTATAAAAGCACTGTTTACTCCATCACTGAATAATACAGTCGTTGATAAAAAGTAAAGACCTGCCACTGTAGGCGTAAACTTTGAATCCGTAAATTTAGAGTGTGTATCTAGAATCTCTGTGCCAAAAATGAGTTTTGTAGAAGAATCATTTGGTATGTCTTGATTAGAAGACGGCTTGGCACTAAAAGCTGGCACATTTGACGATACAGTGGGCGTTGAATCAAAGTTATCATCACCTCGTATTACACTAGCCATTAATCACCTACCCCATCCGTTAACTCGGATGATTCAATAGTCCATGCGTTACGAAATGTCCTGTCTGAAGGTACATAGTCATCTGCTACAATCTTGTAAGCACTGCCCGTAGGTACGTCTTTAGCCGCAGTCTGTGCATCTGTAAGGGGACAGTTAGGGGCTGGTGTGATGACTGCAATGCCATCGGTTGTTTGGTATATGATTTTCATTTGTTTGTTCCTTAGTTTATGAGGTAAATATTACTGCTGTATTTATAGACGTATCTGCATGACCAGATAATGGTCTAATAAGATACAAACGAAATCCCGTAACACCTACATCTAAAACTGTACTATTGTAATAAGGGGCTGCTACATAATTGTTTGAAGCTACTACTGAATAATCTGGTTGAGCAACATTATTGGCTAGGTTTATAAAAAAGTTACCCGTATTGGTATCAGTGATACTGCTGACGTTAAAACTATTTCTAATAGCCACACTACCTACACCATTAAAATTTACCCAAGCCTTTGCCATACGAGTTTCTAATGCTGGGATACTTGGCTGAGTCGTTGTGCTGCCATCTGAGTGGAGGAGCGTGTTAGCTTTGATTGTTGACATTATGCTTGGCCTCCCATTACTATTACGTTACAAGGATTACCATCCCTTCTTGTTCCCACTTCAAAGTGATTTAGACGGCAACTTGCAGTAGCTAAGCTGGAAATATAAGTGTCTGAACCTCCATTACTCACAGTAGGCTCTACGTTAGAGCTTGCTGCATAGTTTGTATTTGCCATAGCTACAGCAAAGTTAGCAGTGTAATCACCAGTACCCGAATCAGTAATACTACTCACGTTCTCAGAGTCTCTAATAGCCACTGTGCTAGTGCCGTTAAAGTTAACCCACGCTGTAGGTATCAACTTCTGACCCTTTACTGTAGGTATGCCACCATCTACTTTCATTAGATCATTTGCTTTGACTGTACTCATAAGACCACCCACGTTGACCCAGAGGCCACTGTTACTGTCTTCCCTGAGTTCACTGTAATCGGCCCTATAGTCATACCATTTTCTGAACCAGCAAAGGTTATGTTCTCTGCTATTACTTTGGCATTGGTTCTTACTACTGAAGCTGTACCTAGTGATGGACCACCTAGTGCATTATCAAGTGCGCTAGCCAGTACATCACCACCAGCATCCAGAAGAGTCGCCATGTTTCTTGCTCTGCTCATCCTGCGATCTCCGTGATGATTAAAGTGGTTTCATAGCCGTTAACGTCAATAGAGACAGCCCCGCTTACCTTGTATACCTGAAAGGAGTACTCTCTAGCAGTTGTAGTTGTATTAGAAACAATTCCATTCATGGGGTACATACTGATTATATTCGTAGAGCCGCTGTTATACTGTCCATAACTGCCTCCTCCATTGACGAGAGTTGAGTTTGTCTTATCAAATAGACGGGCTTTGAAAGACGAAATGGATGTGCCTTCTTGCCATCTCATTACTACTTGTATGGTGATTGTGCTAGAGGATGATTTAGGCGTGATGCTGGCTTTTATTACGTCAGTAAAGCTGGCTACA